AACTAAGCCACCATTCTCGTATCCAACACCTCTATAAGCTGCAGCAAGCGATCCATAACGGCTTAGTGCATATCTCATTGAAGCCAATATATTCGACATAGGATCCCAAATATTTTTATTGTATGGGCTTCGAGCATACGCTCTAAAGGTTGGATCGATAACTTGCATTAGTCCTTTCGAAGGAGTTCCATTCTTAGCGTTAATATCCCAATTGTTAATTGCATTAGGATTACCATTTGATTCAGTTTTCATTTGATAAAGAGTTCTATTTGCATTAGCAGTTGAAGCAATACCAAGCATGCTCAAGGCACTGTTTACAGTTGATCTCCATCTTTCAACAGATGATCCGTATGTTCCAGTAACATCTGCTCCTCCTGTAGCTCCAAAAGCAGCATTTTTGTCAATGTCATTCGCACCAAGCGACCCATTTATGTGCAGATGATCATAGTGGTCATTTGCTGGCCATCTTACCCAGCTCCCGCTCGATCCAGTACCAGACATTCCTTTGCGGTCTCGGACTTTTCCTTGAGTGATTACATATGCCACTTTTGAAGCAAAATTATCAAACACCCAGTTTGCTGGAGCGAAGTATCTTGACGACCCATTCATACTTGCAGGATATGCAACATCAATTGCTTGGTGCTTTCCGTGAGAATGAGGATCGCCTGGTCTAAGCCCAGAAGTGATTCTCATACCGGGATATCGATCAACAGTTTTTCTAGCTATATCATAAAGGTATTTATATACTCCCCAACTTCCCATCGCTCCATCAAATGAACTGTTTTGTGCCTCGTATCCCGCGTCAAATTTAGATTTAACCCATTCATGGGCGCCTTCAGCAATTGTTCCTACTGATCCTTTTGCGATCGACAACGCTGGATCCACAGCTCCTTTTAAATCAACAAATTTAGAAATCGCAGCATTTAAAAGTTTTTTTGGATTCGAAGCATATGACCAAATATCTGAAGCAATTTCCTTTGCTCCATCCCACTTCTCTTTTAACCATTCGCCTACACCATTTGCGTAAGCTGGTACACCATACATTGCAGCAGTTTTAGGACCACTCAAGACAGATGTTCCCTTTGGAAGGTTTACCATCAGATTTCTTTGAGCAGGAAAAATTCCTGTTCGTCCATCAGGTGTCCGGTAAGCTTCTTGATAATTAGATCCTAGTCCGTCATTTACTAGAGCAGGTCCGCCCGGGTGATATCCAGTACCTTTAGCATAAGTAGGAATAGTCCATTTCTGCAGAGCGCTATCTCCTGCCCCAACTTTGCTTAATACCCAGTTAATACCACTGATAACACCGTTGACACCTTTTCCAATGACTCCTACCATCCCATTGAAGATTTTCCCTGCGCCTTCTTTAACTTTTTTGGCGCCATCTCCAAGACCTTTACCAATTTTTTCACCTAATCCCGTAGCCCAACCAGTTATCTTTTCAAAAGCTTCTGAGGCATTAGTTTTCATGGTATCAAAAGATCCACCCATGCTTGTTTTCAAGTTAGAGATTGCAGTGCTAGCTTTTTCTCTGGCAGATTCAGCCGATGTTGAAACTTTGTCTCGGATTTCATTCCATCTCTCTACAGTATTACTTTTAACATTATTCCATCGATCAGAAACATTATTCCTAAGTTCTTGCAGACGATTTGATGCATTATCCTTAGCAGTTCTTGCTTTGTTTGATACATCTGTAGTAAAAGTGTCCCATGTTTCTTTCGTGTTTTTTTTGATGTCACTCCATCTACTACTCACGCTGTTCCAGATATCAGAAGCTTTCTCAGAAACGGTTTTCTTAGCATTGTTCCAAGTATCACTAGTCCACTTTTGAACGTTCCCCCAGGTATCAGAAACAAAAGTCATAATACTACCGAACTTGTCATCTATGACATCTTTCAATTCACCAATTGCTTTTTTAGGATTCTTAACTGCATTTGCAACTTTTTCCAACACGCTGGCAAGGAATTCAAGCCCTTTAGTCAATGCCTCTAATTGAGTAAGGATCAAAAATTTAGCTACCTGAGATAAGGGAACAATAACCACATCCCAGAACCATTTAAAAATTGGTTTAAATATCTCAATCACTTGATTTAAAGCTTCCAACGCTGCTGAGAACATATCAAAGTATTTAGGCACATAGTCTTCAATGAAAAAGCTTGCCAATGGTAACAAAACATTCTTGTATAACCACTCAAGCCCATCACCAACATTTTTCAAGATAGGACGAATTGATTTGAATAACCCATCTATAGCTTTGAGTAATGGTGTAAAATCAAGATTCTTCGCCCATTCTTCAGTTGCCTTGGTCATGCCGTTGATATTACCTAATAAATCATCTACTGCATCAAGGATCGTTCCGAAGATTGATTCTCCAACTTTTCCTTCTTTCCAAGCCTTTTTTAGCTGCTCAGCAATATTGCCGATCGTGTTGAAGATATTCGTATATATTTCAAGGATGTTCGCAGCTATACTTTCTCCACGGCCATCGTTCCATGCATTACGAAAAGCAACAGCCACTTCATGAAGCAATTCAAGGATTTGGTTCCACATATCGAAAATGGATTGAATCAAGCGTGTTCCTCGTCCGTTGTCTTCCCAAGCTCGTCTGAAAGCACCAGCGATATCACCAATTATTCCGAGTACATCTGCAAGCAAGATCAATATATTTTCTATGAAAAGCTGTCCGGTGCCATTGGTCCAAACTTCCATAAACGACTTGCCGATAGCAGAAGCCAAACCTATTACTTCACCTAATGCATACTTCCAAGCATCGATCACTCTTTGTCCTTGGTTTTTCCACGCATCTTGGAAAGGCTTGAAGACATCCTTCAACAAGTTTTGGATGTCTTTCATCCATTTAGGTGTTGAATAAGTGCCTGTAGCTGAACCAAAATCAATGCCAGGAGTTGCAGAATCTTCTTTCTTTTCATCGTCCGTATCCATCGTTAGCTTGTTGATTTGGTCAAATCCCATTAACGATCGTTGCAGTTTTTTGACTTTCTCATTGGCCTTATTTGCAGAAGAACCAGTATCGTTCAGCGCTTGGATATTGTCATACAATCCACTAGCGCCTTGTTTTGCCGCGTCATAGGTTGTCCCGAATAACATTGCAATAAATGAAGCAAGCTGCCCCGTGAGTTGGGCTACTGTACTCATTAACGCATTCAACGCTGGTAAGATTGCCGTGTATATCGGATAGAATGCCGTCATAAGATTGACTTTAATCTGATTCAACGAGGCGCTGAATTGATCGTTCGTTTTCAACGCTGACATCATACCGCTAGCTAGTTTGGTAATTGCGCCACCTAACAGCTGATAAACAACCAATGAAGGTAACAGATATTTCATTGACTGACCAAAAGCATTCGTGCTTCCTGTCATTCGATTTGTTCCAGCTGTAACTTTGTTGGAATTACTAGAAAATAGACTTCCGAACTTTCCAATAAATCCAAGAGAGTTCCTTAAGCCATTTCCGACGCTCCCGAATCCGTGTGAAACAGCATTGGACATACGGTTGAATACACCACCGTATCTAGAAACAGCTCGTTCAGATTGCTTCAGTCCTGTGCCTGTCCTACTAGCGCCGCTAGAAGCGTTGCCCGTTTGAATGGATGATTGTCCCAAAGCAGAGTTAACTCGTTGCAGAGCCTTTCTCAACGCATCTGCTCTGTCTTCTGTTTGTGCGTATTCCTTTTGTAAACGATCATTGTCACTTATAAGCTTATTCATCTTGATTGATTGTTTTTGAATTTCTCCAGACGTTTTCAGTGATTGAGGAGTATCTTCATAATTCTTGAATCCAGATGTAAAGCTGCCAGTTGGCACACGTTGATCGTTGTACTCCGCCTTCAACGTCCGAATTCGTTTTCGCATCGCTTCAATTTGGGCTTCGTTTTGGCTCATGCCTTTTGTAATGTTGTTCAGTGAAGAAGGAACAGCGTCTAATTCACGTTTGATTGTATTACCCATACCTTTTGCCTGATCTTGGAATTTTGTCATCTGAGCTTGCGCTCGAGCGATTTGTTCATCGTATTTAACGACTTTCCCTGTATCTCCTTGACTAGATGCCGTTTGCCTTTGCGATTTCAGATAAGCAACCTTTTCTTGTGCTGCTTTTGCTTGTCCCATCTTGGCGTTGATCTCATTCACCATCGCATCGATTTCCTTGGTCACTTTCGGACGAGCTTTACGTACACCTGTTGCAAAGTTATCACCAGCCGCTTCAGACGATTGCTTTGTCGATCGCTCGAAGTTTGCTAATGTCTTTTCTAGTGCTTGATTCATTTTTTCTAGTTGTTTCGTGAAATTGCTAGCGCCTTTTTCAATATCCATATTTTTCTCTGTACGATCCATTGAGTTACCGGACATTTGTTGGATTCTACTCATAGCACTTTCAATTTGTGGCAGTACTCGTTCCAAAGACTGCTCAACTCTGGCAGTATTAATATCGAGGAGTACCTCAAGAGTTTCTAATTCCATGCTTTCTCACCTACCTTTCTTCTATGAGTTTTCTTCTTTCTCTTGTTGCTTTGATAGCCTGAGCTTGGGCCAAGAAAATTTCTTGCTCACGCTGCATAGCTTCTTGTTTTGTTTCTTCTTCGGTTTTTGCTTCTTCAACTGCCTGTTCAATTTGCTTGAGGAACGGATAGGCCTCTTCAAATTTCGGCATATGTTTCGGATCGTTGAAGGCGAAAACTGCTAGTCTTTGCTGCGAGTAGTCGAACATCGCTCTTTCTCGTAACTCATTCTCTTTGATTTTCTTGTTCGCTTGAACTTGTATCATGATTTCCTCAAGTGTCATTCCCCAATACTCTGTAGAGGGGATTCCTGCTTCAACAGCTTGTGGGTACATGTATTCAAGCATTTCAGATAGATTGTCGAAGTTTTTTATAGAAGACTGTCTTCGCTGTTCGTCTGATCCAAAGATTCCCCATCTGTCGCTTCGTTCGCCGTTTCTTTCTTTCCGAAAAAACCAGCTTCATCCAAGAAGTCGTTGATTTCGCCAAATAGATCCATCGTTGTTTTTCCTGATTCAATGTATTGCTCAAAGGCTTCAGTAATCACTTTATCCGTCACGCCGCTTGTTTTATTGGCGCCTTGTAAGATAATCAATAAACTGTTGGCTGGTGGTAATTTGATTTCGCCTTGTTTTTTAACAAACAGTCCCATAATCCCTTCATCTAAGCGCTTTTCGATTGCTAAAATCGATTTGCCGTCTAATCGAAGTTGTAAAGTTAAGTCTCCTAATTGAAATGATTTAGTATTTGGCATTTGTACTACGTTACTTTTTGTCATGTATGTTTCCTCCTAATTTATAAAAATAGAGACTAAGGATTATCCCTCAGTCTCTGGTTCGTTCGTATTTTCCCCTGTGTTATCTTCAG